GACGTGTTAGCGCTGCGGGGGCAGGGGCCGGGGCGGTCGCCGCAGCCGCTAACACGTCGGCGGGCGGGGTTTGTTGTTCGGTCATTTTTGCGTTTCCTTTACCATTCGCAAGACATTACTTCGGGGTATTTCTTGTTTAACCAAACCCGAATTGAACGGGGTTGCCTAAGTTCTGCGACGCGCAAAAGGGCTTGATACGTCGTAATCGGCGGTTCTTCGGCGTGACGTTGCCGCCACCAATCCTTAGCCCGCTTTCCGACGAAACCGCCATGTTCAAGCATAACGTATTCGTTGAACGTTTGCAGCCCTGCGAAGTAAGAAACTTTTATCATTGGGGGCGACGTAAGGTTGCCTTCTTTGTCGCGCTTTTCGTGCAAGTTGTAAATCACCTTATGAACCTTGAAGGTTTCAATTACGGGCGCGTCGCCGCGAATAAGGTCTTGCGTTCCGGCGGTAACGAACAACTTATTTTCGAAGGTAAATTCGGTTCCGCAGTTTATGCAGAACCGGGCCGAAGCATGATTGTAAACGCCGCAGCAATCGCAAATCCGAACGGGCATGTCGCCCGCAGCGCCGGGCTTCGGTCGCCCCGGAATGCGCGGGTCGTTGATCGGGCCAAGCCGGGGCGTATTGCGGGCGAAGTCAAGAACAAGGCAATTGCGCTTCCCTGTCTTCGGGCTAGGGCGGGTTCCGCGCCCTAGCATTTGAACCCAAAGCCCCGGCGAAAGGGTCGGTCGAAACATGCCGATAAGATCAATCGGGGGATGGTCGAAGCCCGTTGTAAGCTTGTTCGCGTTGACAAGCGCCCGAAGTTCGCCAGACTTGAACGCTTCAATTCGACGGTCGTTTTCTTTGGGTTTGTTTTCGGAATGAACCGCAGCCGCAGGAATGCCAAGGTAATTCAACATTGCCGCAATTTTTTCGGCGTTCTTGACGCCCGCAGCGAAGACAAGCCAAGATTGACGGTCGTAACCTAGTTCGACCATTTCTTTGACGCCCGAAAACGTCACTTCGTCGTCGTCAAGGGCTTCTTCAAGTTGCTTCTTGTTGTATTCCCCGGCGATGATGCCCACATTCGAAACGTCGATAACGGTATTCGTCGGGCGCGGTATCAGGGGCGACAAGTAACCTTCGGCGATAAGACGGTTGAAGCTTTCAATTGTCGTTAGGTCGTAAGCAATATCCGTAAAAACGCCGCCGTCGGTAATCATGCCTTGTTTAAGACGATACGGCGTCGCCGTGAAACCGACAACTTTCAAATGCGGGTTCACTTTTAGAAGTTCGTTGTAAACAAATTGATACGTCGTGTCGTCATTCGGGGAAAGCAAATGGCATTCGTCAATAAGCAACAAGTCGCGGTGCCCGAAATGCGGGAAGCCTGCAAGCGCGGTCGTATCTTCAAGCGCCTTCTTGATTGCAGGCGCGACCGATTGAACGCCGCCGAAGATCAACGGCGACGCGAAGTCGCATTTCGAATTAAGCCCGGCGCTATACAACCCGACGGGAATGTAAGGCGCAATCGACCGCATTTTGTCGGCGTTCTGTTCAATCAATTCTTTGACATGGGTTAGCATCATCATTCGTTGACCGGGGAACGTTTCGAACGCCCGCTTCACAAAGCGCGAAATAACGACCGATTTTCCGGTTCCCGTCGGCATAGCGACAACAGGGTTCCCGACGTTGCCTTTTGCGAAGTAATCGAAAATCGCAAATTCGGCTTCGTCTTGATACCAACGGCTTTCATACATGGTTTACGCTTCGCCATTCGTTGCAGCCCTGCGGCACGAAATCGCGGGGTATAAGTTGCTCGACTTTGTTGCATTTCCATTCGCCGCCGTCAACAGGTTGCGCGAACTTGCAGCTTCGGCAATTCTTCGCGACCGGGGCGTTTTCGTGGCATTGCTTGTAAAAGTCGCAGTATTTGCATTTGAAGAACGTCGGATTATCCGACAGGCGCAACGGCGGTTCTTGCGACGTAATAATTCGTTCGGCCCGGCTTCGCATTTCGTCGCCTAGCTTCCAATCAAGCTTGACGATTTCAATATGCAAGTCGTCGTCGTTCTTGTTGACGGCGTTGTAAAGCGCGTATTCAAGCCGATACTTTTCGTCGCTTCCGTAAGTTGACATTTGCGCGAAGTGTTGCGGCTTGCCGATGGTAACGCCGTTTTCTTTAAGTTTGTTGTATCCTGCGCCCGTGCCGTTCGTCTTAAATTCCAGCAAGAACGCGGTTCCTTCGGGCAGGTTGTAACGCGCCGGGGGAATGCCGATGCCGTCAAGCGACCCGCCAAAGTGACCGCCGAAGCCCGATACGCGGAATTGTGGGTATTCGCCGTTTTCCTTCTTTGGCTGCGACGTGTCGTATTCGAAGACTTGCCAGCCCGTGCCCCGCAGGTATTCAACGAAGCGAAATTCTTCAAGGTGCCCGCGTTGAAACAGGCGTTGCATTCGGGCATGATTGGCCCGGCTTTCTTCGGGGGTCGTTCCTTTATAGGCCATTTCGCCCGCCCAACGGAACCCATACCATGCGGCCCGAAGGCATTCTTGACCGATCAACGACGCGCCCAAATGCCAACGAAAGCCGTCGTCATAAGTCGCAATGCAATATTCGTTTATATCTTCAAGAATACGCTTCGAAAGCGCCTTCGCAATACCGGGCATTTTAAGATCGGTTGACCCGTTTACGTTCGGCGATTTTGCGTCGTTCTTCGGCATGTTTTCTTGCATGGCGTTTTTCCCTTTTTTCGTCGTTTTTCGCCTTGCGTCGTCTTAACACTTCGGCGGAATTTTCGTAATATTCTTCGCTAACCTTAATCAGCTTTTCAAGTTGTTCGTCGGTAAGCCAAGAAATATGCGCCTGATTTCGGTTGATGCCTAGCGCGACAGAAAGCCAAAGATAAGCTTTATCGCGCGACATAAGGCGTTCTTGCCAAAGCCGATCAAAACGAAAATGCGCTTTCTTGCGAAGATTTCGGGTTTCCCTGCCCGCCATGTATCCGACAGGGTTCAACGTGCCGTCGTGACAGGTTACGAACGCCCCGCAGTCGTCGCAAACCCAAGCGACCTTTTTGATTGGCAACGTTTTGGTTCTTATCTTATCCGACGCGCAAACATGGCAACAATCGGGAACGGGTATTTCGCCCGTTTGTTCGGTCTTCATTTCGGGCCAATCCCTTCTAAGAAAGGCGCAGGGGCCGAAGCCCCTGCAACCGATCGGTTAGCGTTGACCGCCGCCCCAAGGGGCATTTCCGCCCGGCGCTGCGCCGCCCTGTTGCCAGCCGCCCGCCGCCGGGGGTTGCTGTTGCCCTTGCGGGGGCTGGAACCCGCCGCCTTGGGGGTTGCCCTGCGGTGCCCCGCCCCATGCGCCGCCGCCGTTCTGCGGGGGCTGTTGTTGCCCCTGCGGTTGACCGCCTGCGGGGGGTTGCCAGCCGCCGCCCTGCGGGTTGCCTGCGGGGGGTTGCTGCGCTGCGCCGCCCCATTGGCCCGCCGGGGGCTGTTGTTGCCCGGCGTTCGGGTCGCCTTGCGGTTGCCCGCCCCATTGCCCGCCCTGCGCCGGGGGCTGTTGCTGTTGACCCTGCGGGGCACCGAAGCCGCCTTGCCCTTGGGGCTGCGCTGCGCCGCCCTGCGCCGGGGGCTTGCCCGGTTCGTTCCCGTGAATATCGAAGACTTTCTTGACTTCGGTATATTGCGGGTCGTTCTTTTGCGGCCCGACTTCGATGATAAACGGGATATTGTGAAGCTGCGCCGTATCTTGGATCATAAAGACCCCCGTAACATGCGAAATCGCCGACATTTGGCGGTTTGCAATGTCAACGGCTTGTTGCGAAGCGTTGTAAAGGTTGATCCGATACGCGCCGACGGTTCCTTTCTGCGGCCCGTCGATAATCTGCAAGTCAAGTTGCAGATACCCGCCGTCGTTCGCCTTCGTCGCTTTCACGTCGGAAGACTGGATAATGACGGGATGCCGACCAATCGGAAGACCGCCGACCCCTTGCGTCGGGTCGAAGTTGTTTGCGTTGAAAGGTTGGATAAGTTGGGCCATGTTCTTTCCTTTGGCTTTGGGTTAGTCTTGCATACACTTGGCGAACAAATTGCCAAGGTGCGGGGGTTCAAGTTCGGCAAGCTTGCCGCTTCTATCCCGCGCCATAATGTCGAACGCTTCTTTCGTTCGAATTGCGGTTTGGGTTCCCTGCATACCGGGAACGTTAGTCGGGCCGATATGCAAGATTTCGTCGTAAAGGTGCGGAACCTTAACGTTCAAGTCTTGGCCGGGAAAATACGGCTTGCGCCGCATAACCCCGCCTTCGTCAACCGAAGCTTGTTTAGCGATCAAGTAAACATGCTTATTCGGCAAGAAGTAAAGCCCGTTTACCCAATCCATAACGCGACGCGACATTTCGCCGTAAGCTTTCCGACCGTCTTTGTTGCGCTTCAATTCTTGGGTCAACACGATTTCGGCGACTTGGGAAATACTGTCGAAGCCGAACGTATCGAAGTTGCGGGCTTCGGGGCTGCGAAACGCCCAATCGAAAAATTCTTCGATACGTTCGGGCGTGTAAGCTTCGAAAGCTGGAATGTTCGTCGCCTGTCGCATTGACAACATACCCGGTTCAACGACGCAAAGAACGGGGCGCGGGGCCGTCATAATCAACGGCGTTTTGCCCGACCCCGGCCCGCCGAACATAAGGCATTTGACGCCGAATTTACGGGCCAATTCGGAAGCGGGTTTAAGGTCGCGCATATGCATTTCGGGGCTTTCGTTGTTGCGAAGGTTGCCCGGCTGCAAGCTGCAACCGGGCGCAAGTCTTACGACTTCGGCGCGATGATTTCAAGCGTCGGGGCACCTTCGGTTGTGACAATGACCTTATCGGCGATTGCCTTGATTTTGGCTTGCGTCGGGTTCGAAACGTCAAGCTTGTTGTATTCCGAAACGGAAAGGGTCGCTTCCCATTTGAACAGGCGTTCGGCGATAAACGCGCCTTCGTTGCCTTGCTTTTCGATTTCGTCTTGTGCCGTCATAACGGCTTCCCAATCGGTCTTTTGATCCGGCCCCTTGATAAAACCGAAGTTCAACTTCTTGACGACCTTTGCCTTGTAACCGTTGTTCAAGGCAATGTTTTCGGTGCCCTTTTGCTTCGTCGGGTCGGAAGCCAAAGCGACGTAAAGCTTGCGAAGCGTCATTTCGGCGTCTTTCGCAGCTTCAAGGGCAGTCTTCGCGGCTTCCCATTTGGCAAGCGTTTCGTCGTGAAATGCCGCAAATTCAAGATCGGTCATTTCGACAACTTGGCCCGTCGTCGGGCTTGTAAAGCTTCGCATTTCGTTAGTTCCTTTCGGCTTGGGTTGCTGTTCACAAGTTCGAACATAGGGGGTCAGAAATCGCTTGTCAAACGAATTTTTTTGTTGTGCAAAATCTTTTTGCCGCTATAACCGAAGGCAAGTCTAAGGGGCAGTCAAAGAAATGTCAAAGTTTACAGTTCGTTACGGCGACGAAAACCAACTTCCCGCCGCGTCGGGGCTATATATAGTGTATTCGGGCGCAACGTGTCTATATGTTGGTAGTTCAAAGAACGTTCGTAACCGGGTCGTCAAGCACAACCGCAAGGCCGACTTCGCCGCGAACAACGCAACCCACATCGACTTTGCGCCCGTGACCGAAGCGCAGCTTTCCGACCGGGAAAACGAAGCGGTTTACAAGCTGCGGCCCTTGCTGAATACATACGCAAAGCGGGGCAAACCGCCTGCGACAGCACGTCACAACGACTTGCAACCTTCGAAGCTTCGCGACGTGACGTTGCAGCTTTTGAACAGTCGTCGGCGAACGTTGACCCTTACACAAATCGCAGATGAAACCGGGCTAGGGCTTGGGTTTATCAGCACGTTTTCAACGGGTAAAACGTCAAACCCCGGCGTTTGCAGCGTCGAAACGCTTTACGAATACCTTTCGGGGAAGAAACTTGATGTTTGAAGAATTGACGAACTGCCCCGACGAAATGAAGACTTGGGCAAACTGGATTGTTTGGCGATACGAAGAAACACAAAACGGCAAACCGACGAAGGTTCCGTATTGCCCCCGAAGCGGTCGCCCGGCTTCCGTTACGAACCCCGCAACATGGGTCGGCTTTGACCAATGCCTAGCGTCGCTTGATACCGGATGGTATAACGGCGGGGGCTTCGTTCTTACGAAGGGCGACCCGTTCGGGTTCGTTGACCTTGACGACACCGAAGGCGACGCCGAAGCGTTTGAACAGCAAAAGGCAATTTTCGACGCAAGCCAAGGTTACGCCGAAGTTTCGCCGTCGGGCAAAGGGCTTCACTTGATTGTCAAAGGCGATCTTCCGCAGGGTCGCCGACGGGGCAAAATCGAAGTTTACACTTCCGAAAGATACATGACAATGACGGGCAAAGTTTACCGCCCCGGCCCGGTCATTTATCAACAGGAACTTCTAACGTCGATTTACGAAAGCTTGGGCAAGGGTCAACAAGCGACGCAATACTTCGCAGGTTTAGACGAAGCCAAAGAAAGCGACGAAGAAATTTACAAGCGGGCGGTTACGGCTGCGAACGGTCAAAAGTTTTCCGAACTTTGGAACGGCAATTTTCAAGGCATGTATGCTTCGCAATCCGAAGCCGACTTTGCGCTTGTCGATATTATCGCGTTTTATACGCAAAACCGGGCGCAGATTGCCCGTATGTTTCTTTTGTCGGGGTTAGGGCAACGCGACAAGGCGAAGCGGGTCGATTACGTCAATTATATGTTGAACAAATGCTTCGACCGCATGTTGCCCCCTGTTGACCTTACCGGGTTGAAAGCGCAAATCGACATTAAGCTTGAAGCGAAGCGTCGGCTTGACGAAATGCAGGCGAACAACCTTCCCGCCGCGAAAGAAGTCGTGACGGGTAAGCATATTCCAGAACAACAGCGTTACCCGGTGCCGCCGGGATTGGTCGGGGAAATCGCCGAATTTATATACGCGCAAGCCCCGCGACCTATTCCCGAAGTTGCCATTGCGGGCGCTATCGGTTTCGTTGCAGGTATCGCGGGCCGGGCGTTCAACGTATCGGCGACCGGGCTTAATCAATACATTCTTCTTCTTGCCGCAACCGGGCAGGGTAAAGAAGCAATGGCGCGGGGTATCGACAAGCTTGTAAACGCCGTAATCAAGACCGTTCCGACCGCAAACGAATTTATGGGGCCGGGGTCGATTGCGTCTTCGCCTGCGCTTATCAAATACATG